TTTTAATGCACCTATTGTAAAATTTTCTCTACTACTAATATCAGCAAACCAACGACCTTCAGGAGGATCTGCACCTGCCCCAACAGTTACTGTTTTTGAATCTCCATTTATATATATTGAATACCCGTTCTCTCCTCCATTACTGGATAACACCACATGATACCATGTATCAGCGGATAAAGCACTATTATAAAGAACTATATCAGTAGTATCTGACTCACCATTCTTTGTTGAAAAATTAATTTTTCCTGTACTATCCAGATAAAGATCAATATAGTGTCTTCTACTACTGTAGATAGCACTTCCAAAAATCCTCTGGTAAGCATTAACAACATCAAATTTTACCCAAGCACTTATCGTTCCTAATGAATCTGAACTCCTAAAATCAGCCACATCATTCTCCAAATACTCATCTGAGCCATCAAAATCAAGTGAATAGGTGTTTTCAAAGCCAGACAGCACTCCACCACGAGCAAGGCTATTTCCAAGTCCGAGCATATTAGCCTACGTATGCTATTACCAGACCTGAAGCAAGTGTAAATCCTGTCCAGCGTCCGTATATCGTAACACCTTTGGGGAATGTTTCACCATCAATAGCTGCACCGCCGTCTGCATCGATGAGTGTGCCTGTTCCTGCATCATCAGGAAATAGTTGTTCTGTCTCTGCTACTAATCCGCCAGATGCTGATGCGAATATTGTGTCTTCCAGGAAGGTGATCGCTACAAATACACCAGATGCCGCTGTCACTGCTGTTGTTCCTGATACAAATATTGATCCTGCCTGTCCTAAAGCTAAGTTGTTTGCTTCAACAACTGCATATTTTCTCATTGCCATCTTGATCTCCTTTACGACTTACCGAGCGTGGCAGCTCTCATGGTCGTTGTTATTTAATAATCTTTTTTAAACTTTTGAACTGGCTTTGGCTTTGGCTTGTTTTTACCATTAGCATCGCATTCAATAAATCTGCTTTCAAAAGACTCAATATCGTGACATCTGGAATCATACTTTATAATGATATCAGCATTACCGATCTTGAACTTTTCTTTTGATTTTTTAAAATATCTATCCATTCTTTTCTCCTTTAAGACAGGCGGGAAATGAATCCCGCCCATCATATTACCAGTTTAGATTATGATACGTCTGAACTCATATAAACGCCGAACGAATCTTGAATCTCAATCACACCACATTTGAGCGATACAACGTACTCTGTATGTTGATATGATGCGTCACGCTGAGTCTCTACATTCATAAGACCAGCAGAACTTATTCCAAGTCCCAAAGCGTTCTTTGAGAACATCGCAGCCGGGCAATCATTAGCACCAGTCTCTGTGATTTCCTGAGAAAAGTAGATATTAACACCACCTAATTGTCCAACATAACCGTTGGCAAGCATCTCAGCAGAAACAGGATTGTCCGCTAATGTACCAGAAGAACTTGCTACTATCATTCCCTGGATTCCCTTTCCGCCCCAAACCTGTTTGCTGTTTCCAACATAGTTGAATGGTAGTGGCGCGCCGGCAGCGTGTAATTGCCTGGCAGCGTCGAAGAACATATCCAAAGAAAGGGTCTGCCCATCTCCCCCAACAGTAGAACTAAAGCCACTAAACAAATCCGTGAGAAGGTCATCCACTTTCAATGCGGCAGCATGCCCAAGATTCTCCGATACTAACCCGGTGAGATCATATGGAGCGGACAGCGCAGCAAGATCAGTAATATCAGAACGTACTACTTGATTTAAGATAATACATTCGTGCGCACCTGTTGCTAGTGCAATGGAAGATCTTTCACTTCCTTCTGATAAGTCAGTTACATCCGAAGATGCTTTTGCCGTCATGTCCACAAATGTGACTGAAGCAGCACCTTTCGGCGCAACAGCAGTTTGTACGAGTGGAGCCATGACATTGGCTTTTGAAAATGCCATTACTACATCAGGCAGAATCTGGTCAGACGCTGAGACGGAATAATTGGCAAACGATGATTTTTGTGTTACAGCCATTATTTACTTCCTTTATTTATAAGGTTTTTTCAAAGTCCCTTCTCCAAACCCTGAGAAAAGTCTCATACTGCTTGGCTTTTTCCCTTTGTTTAATCGGTCCACATTTTCGTGTGTAGCATCAACAAAATCAATAGCAGTGATATTCTTCCCATCACGAGTTGCAATAGGATATCCATCTCTGTCTGTTGTCATTTTAAGGCGATCATTGGGATCATGGTCAATCCCAAAGACCTTATCCTTTTTGCCGTTAACTGTCGCCACTTGGATTGAAAATGTTTCCGAACTTACTCAGAGTGCCAGTACCTTTCTTGGATGTCTCATATCCTTCAGGATCACGGATGGCGTACTCCAGATTGGAGCTATATCCACCCATCTCAGAAGGCTTGGAATTATCCACAGCAGCCGGATTAGGTTTTGAATTAAATTTGTCAACATGAACTTCCAATTTTTCAAGTGAAAGCCCATCGTAAATTGCACGATCGTCTTCAGGAAGTTTCGATAGTAACGACTCTCGCCGAGATTCCTGGTATGTGTCAAACGCACTCGCCTTAGTCTCCGCTGTTGCCAGCTTTGATTTCATGTCAGTCAGTATCGTCTCGTACTCTCCTTTCGCTTCCAAGTCTTTGAGCTTCCGCTCTTCGGTTTGCGTTTTGATGGAGGTCTGGAGGTCTTCCAACTGCGTTTTGAATGTGTTCTTTTCGTCTACAAGCTCCTTGAATCGTGCATACGGAACTTGAGATGTCTTTTCTTCGCTGGTTGTCTCAGCGGGACTCTGTTTTACGTCTTGTTCGACTGTTGTTTCTGTCATTTTTTCCTCTTGTTTGAGTGTGTTCCTGCATCACAATGGCGAATCTTTTCGCCCTGCCAAGCCATGTTTCATCTGAAAATGGATTGTATTGTGCAGCAGGATATTCGTTTGTCACTAATACTTTGGTGGACGACATCAGACTCGGATGACTACTTGACCATCTACTGTTTCTTGAATCTTGCGTGCAACTTTCCTCGCTATTTCAAGTGCTACAAACTCCTGCACTTTCTGCGGGATTGGATCTTCCTTATCTGATGTGACTCTTGGCTTTAAACTTTTCGTGCCATAATCTCCAGAAATGTGAGCGTTCATTTTATCCTGTTGCTTTTTACCCTTCATTGCATACTTAAATCCTCGCTCTGTCACTTTCCCTAACTTTATAGAGTTCAGCATTTTCCCTGTTAGCCTGAGATTTACATCATTTACACCAACGCCCTTCTTTTTAGCATAATGCTTATTATATGGCAGAAACTTCTTACCCCTTACATCATTTCCGCTTAATATATGCTGTATATGTCTCAATATGGTCTTATTTCCAAGCCCTCTGTAAAAATTAGCACCAAAATTCACTATCTGCTTAAAATCAGGAACTCGCATAGTATTCCTTCAATGTCTTTGGGCGTGTCGCTCCTGCGACTGATTCTCTTGCTGATGCACGCTGCTTTTTGTCTACTGGTTCGTTTGGAAGCCACATATGTCGGCAGTTATATCCTCCACGATCGAGGAATGCTCCAGGAAAGCGTGAGTCTATCTGCTGCCGAGTTAATGGTGAGCTTGCAAGAATGTGACGGCAGAGAGGTCGTGTTTTCTCATCTAAAGGACCAACATAGGAAAAAAGAGTATTAACCGGAAGATCACGAGCCATCTCTGCTATCACAGACTGTTCAAAAGTCCTAAGTGCATCATTGATAATATTTTCTACATGTCTGCCTTTTACAGACCTTCTCATCATATCACGGATCTCATCTTTTGGTAGTCCGTTTGTAATTCCCTGCATCATTACATTTCTCATATCCCCACCCAGCGACTCTGTGAACTGCATCACAGAACTGCTGACCATATTCCTGAATGCTGTAAGTTGAGTCTCTGTGACTGTTCCAAAGAATGGAAGGTCATCTAAAATAGCCAAAAGCTCTGCATCAATGGATGAAACTGCTGAAAACATGCCAAGGTCCTCAACGATGTATGCTGCCATGTTCGTTGCTGCTAATATCGCCAGGATCTCCTCAATGGAAAGCCCCTTGTCTTCCAATTCCTCAATTTCAGAGATGAAAGCGTCTTGCGAACTCTCAAAAGATGCTATATACTCATCTGCCGGCATTTAATCTCGCAAGTAATGGAGTTTCTGGAGCTTCAGCCTGCTGTATAGACTCTTTAAACCTCTCTATGGACTCAGCGTCTGCATCTGGATTATTATATGTGTACCAATCCACATGCGCTGAATGTCCGTCCACACTGGAGAGATTATTCTTTATTCTCCAATCCCAATATTTGATCTCATCATCGATTGTCATTATTGACTTCGGCTCAACAAAGTCTACCTGAAAGTCCTCAGCGAGCTTTGTGTTTGTCTGTGCTTCAATGATCTTCCTGTCTATAGCGTATCGTGCCTTCTCAAATGGACGCCATGTGTCTTCAGTGATGGCAATTCTTTCGTCAATTAACTCCGCTTCCTGGATAGAAAGTGCCACTGCACTGGGAGCGTTGCCACGTTCATCGGCAAACTTGACTCGTATATTGTTATTTTGAAGCGTTGCTTCAACCATGAAGCGGAGTGATGCTATGATCTGATCCAAACTTCCTGAAGGAGATGATATTCCAAAATTTGAGCCTTCCGGCAAATAAAGCACACGATCCACACCCAGTTCTACCCTCGATGAATCATCGACTCCGCTGATGTGTTTTATCCCTACTGCACCGAAGCGTACAGCAAGGGATAATTCTGTCATGCCTACAGAAGTGGAGAGATCAGCTCTTACTACATCATCTGCTCCTGCAACAAACCAATCACGCACTGGTTGTGAGCGATGAAGAAAAATAACAGGCAAAACATCATATGGATTGAGATCCTGTTCATTCATGCTGATCTTCTTCATATCTGTATCAATTAAAAAGTGCATTCCAGGATAACCGGGGCGTGATTCTGTCCATACTGCGTACTTTAATTCCTTTGTACGAGCATTTCCGTGATTCTCAATGGCAAACATCACACCATATGGCTTATTCTCACCCTCCATGAACATCGGCTCAAAGAAAGGGAGAAGGTCATACTCCACTCTCTCAGTCAATGCGTTCCATCTGCACCTGAATGCCATTGTACCTAATAAAAATGTCATTCTCTCAAGCTGTCGTCTAATGGCATTTAGACCATCTATATCAATATTTTTCCTGTATTCCTCAATGCTCTCACCTATCATCCTGGGCGGACGCTTGTATGTTGTTGACCTGATTGAACATACACGGCGAGTTAAATTCTGTGTGAAAATGGGGATCTGCTGCATAGACTGAGATCCGAAATACTTCTTTACATAATCTTCTGTATATCCCTCAAAGAAATCAAGATTATACTCTCTTTCCCTGTTTCTCTGATTCTCAAAATAATTAATAGATGAATTAAGACTGTTGATCACAGCCTGTTGTGACATATCTCCTGAGACTACCATGG